TTCCGACAAAATTTAGAACCGCTCTGATGCAAGCACAGCTTGCAGAAGCCAATGATGTATTGGAAGTTGATTCTATTGCTGAGAGGCGCAGACAGGGTTTAATTCTTGAAACCATCGGCGAAGTCAAGCAGATGTTTTCAAGCATCATTCCTGCTCAAATGGCCGTTTCTTCTAAAGCTATGAGTTATCTGTCCAGATACTTAGCAAGCGGTAAAAAGATTGGTAGAAGTTAATGACTAAAATTCTTGGTGTCTATTTTCCTAAAGACGCAGACCTCTACGCCCAAAGACAGACGAACATTTACGAACAGTTTTTGAAAGCGTTAGAAGCAATCATCTTCGGCATTCGTGGTTCTAATATGCCGATAACACCGAGCGTCATTAAGAAAGCGGAAATCGAATTTGAACGACATAAACAGATCGCTATTGATCTGTTGAGCGAAGGTGACATGTTGTATCCCTTCGAGAATGCAAAGTTCTTAGAAGCTCTGTATGTGCGTGAGAATAGGTTCTTTGAAGCGAATAAAGCAACCTTCTTAAGCGCTATCAAGTTCGGAAGTCTTGAGGTTTATCACCTCTTTGAAGCTCATGGCGGTTTCGGACTTCTTGCACAGCAGAAATCAACAGAGATCAGATGGACGATTAGAAGCGCTAACGGTTCAAAACTGGATGCTTGTAAGGCTTTCTATGTTGATCACAGAGACTTCGCTTATCAAACGTTTATCGACATGATTGTCGAAGAAAAACCCGATGCAACTGAATTCGGCGTCACGTTTGAAGACCCGATAATGCTTGCGTTCAATACTGAAGCGATTAAGCGTAAAGATTTGGCAGATCGAAACAACGAACGCAGAAAGAAGTTCTTCCACGTCGGTTCAAATAACTGGATTTCGGGAGCGGGAAAATGACGCTTTTTGTCCCCAATCAACGGTGCGTCATCGTAAAAATGAGCGCTATGGATATCTACGGACAAAAGCACGTTGATCGAAGAATCAACGAAAATTGCGCCATTTTGAAGTCTAAGAAGAACTCCACAAAATCTTCTGTACGTGCGGACTCTTCTGCTTCACGAGGTAACGCACAAGAGATTACAGCCGATTATTGGCTGATTTTAGAAAAGAATACACAGGCTGAAATCGATGACCTGATTGAATTCAGAGGTCTGAGATTAAAGATCATTGGTCTTCATCCGAGATTCAGTATTCGAGGAGATCACGATCACACAGAAGCTACGTGCAAAATTTGGAACGAAGCGAGCGACGAATGATTGATTTTTTGGCATTAGCAAAGCGACTTGAAGAGAAGGGTTGCGGAAAATGCGCAAAAGATATTTTCGTTGACACCTTACCCTCAGAAAGTTCGACGGGAATCGTACTTCGTTCATCAATTTCTGGCGATACAATCGACTATGAGCTTCCAGGATTTATGAAAGCGACTTTTCGATTGATCGCAAGAGCGGCGAATCACGGCATTGGACAAGAGATGCTTCAAAAGGCTACTGATGCGCTTTACATAGAGCAGTCGGAGGTTGTTGGCAGTATGAACGTCCGCATTTGCAGACCGATCACCACTCCAATGATTTTCCCTTTGTCAAACGGTAATTTGCGTGAGTTCTCAGTAAATATGCGAATTATCTATGACGAACTTCCGCCTGAAAAGGTAGAACCACCTTCAATTTCAACAACAAAAACAAGAAAGAAAAATGGCAAGTAATACAAAAAATGTAAAACTTGGCGTATGCCGTGTTTATTTCGGTGACAAAGAAGAAGACCTTGGCTATACCAAGGGCGGTGTTGACGTTTCTATCGCAACAGAAACACATGAAGTTACCGTTGATCAACTGGGTAATACTCCAATTAACGAGTACATCACTGCTCGTACTGCTGAAGTGACTGTTCCTTTGGCCGAAACAACTCTTGAGAATGCTGTCAAGATTATGCCTGGCGCAAAACTTCTCACAGACGCAGAAGATACAACGAAGCGTTATGTCGAAGTCCCGACTGGTTGCGGTCTGTCCTTGATGGATTACGCTCAGAAACTTCGTCTGCATCCGATTGCAAACGCTGACGATAATCTTGAAGACGACTTCGTTCTTTATCGTGC